GTACAATAGGAATAAATGGCGATAATGAATCATTACAGATAGCTTGTATTCACAAAAATTTTCTCTATAAAGTAAAATTAATGTTAAATGAAATGGGAATAAACCCTAAAGTAACTAAAAATAAGGATGTGGATATGCGACAATTACCTGATGGAAAAGGTGGAAGTGTTTATTATCAATGTCAAAAAATTTATCGACTATTAGTAACATCCGTTGATTTATATAAATTGTGTCAGCTTGGTTTCAGTCCTAAAAGATTAAAAATAACCAATAATAAACCCAATAGAGATGCCCGACATTTTGTGAAAGTTAAAAGTATAAAAAAATTAAATAAAAAATCTGATACATATTGCTTTAATGAGCCAAATTTACATATGGGTATTTTTAATGGAGTATTTGCCGGAAATTGTTCAGAGATAGTATTGTATTCAAGTCCTAAGGAAACGGCTGTGTGTGTTTTAGCTAGTGTTGCGTTATCGAAATTAGTTGTGAATAATGAATTCGATTTTGAAAAATTGGGGGAAATTGTGGAGATGGAAGTAGAAGCACTCAATCGAGTAATTGATATTAATGATTATCCTGATGAAAAAACTCGTTTATCAAATGAATTACATCGGCCCATTGGTATTGGGGTACAAGGTTTTGCAGATGCTGTTATGAAACTGAGATTTCCGTTTGAGTCTGAGAAAACTCGAATTTTGAACCGTAAAATCTTCGAAACTATGTATTATCATGCCCTGAAAAAGTCTATGGAATTGTCAAAAATCCATGGACCTTACTCCACATTTGACACATCGCCCTCGGCTAGGGGTATACTTCAGTTTGATTTATGGGATATCGATATTCATGACTATTCTCTGATGGGATTTGAATGGGACAAATTAAAAGAGGATATTATTAAACACGGTCTCAGAAACAGCACTTTAATTGCACTCATGCCAACTGCTAGTACCTCAATTATTCTTGGAAATGGTGAATGCTTTGAAATTTTCACGTCGAATTTATATAAACGTAAAACTTTGGCTGGAGAATTTACAGTATTAAATAAATATTTGGTTCGAGATTTGGAGAAATTAGTAGATAATGATGGAAATGGACTGTGGAATCAAAAAATTAAAAATTTAATCATTGCTGGAAATGGAAGTATTCAACATATTCCCCAAATTCCAAAAGAGATAAAAGAATTATATAAAACTGTTTGGGAAATAAAACAACGTGTTATGGTTGATTTAGCTGTTGACCGTGGTCCTTTTGTATGTCAATCACAAAGCATGAATTTATACTTTGAAAATCCTGATCACAAAACACTTAATAATGCTACATTTTATGCATGGAAACAGGGATTAAAGACATTATGTTATTATACTCGTACAAGACCTGCTAGTGATGCTGTGAAGTTTACTATTGATTATGATACTATTGAAGAGGCAAAAGAGTTACAAAAGAAAAATGAACCGATGGTAGTTTGTACCGATGATGTGTGTACTAGTTGTTCTGCTTAACCACTCGAATGAATGGGTCTCACAGCAACCCCAACGGCTTTGCCTAAAGGAGTTTGTAATTCTTCGAATTCTAGATTTGTAAGTCGTTCATTTAATTTTTTATTTTCATCCAATAAATATATTATCAAATCAACAGTGATAAATTTATTTTGTTTGGGAGTCCAGAAGGGATTTACATTTCGAATTTGTTGACAAGCGAACGTATATAATTCTATTTTTTCACAAGCAGGAGCTTGATCTATTAAATTTATAATTTTATTTGTCTCATCCAACAAAATACTCGGATCTTTAAATTTTTTATATCATTTCTGATAATATACAGTGAAATATTCAATTGTTTTTTGATATAATTTTAAAGCATCCACTTCCATCTTTATCGATTTACTTTATAAATTTCTTTCCTTTTTAAGTTTAATTTCTCGGTTTCCTTCTATAATTCTAACGCAGACATAATTGATAATGTTAAATGGGATATCACAATGAAAAATTGTGTTTAATTTTAATTTAAAAAATAAAATTAATTATATATTATACTTTTACTTCAATGAATCAACAACTTTTACAATCACTCAAAAATGCCAAGGGCGGTGGCACAAGTGTTATTACACTTTTATTACCAGCTAATACTAATATTTGACTATCTATTCAACGTATCCAACATGAATTGAGTACAGCTACTAATATAAAAGATAAATCAAATAGAAAATCGGTAATTACTGCATTGAAAATGCTAATCGAAAAAATGAAATTGTATCGCAAAATTCCGATTACCGGCATTGCATTATTCTCTGGATCGTATTTTTGACGAAAAGGGTAAAGATGTGTGTAGTTGTTGGGATATAATACCACCACGTGCAATTCCTAAATATATTTATCGCTGTGATAGATATTTTCATACAGCAAGTATAGAAGAATTATATGAGGATAAAGAAAAATATGGGTTAGTATACATTGATGGCAATGGGTATAAAATCTATACATTTGTAATTATTAATAATCGATTGGATAAAAAACAAATATTCTCAGACAAAGTTGATTTAGCAAAAAATCACAAAAAAGGTGGACAATCTCAGGCAAGAATTGGTAGATTACACGATGAATCACATTTTAATTATATAACTAAAGTTTGCACTCAATTGAGATCAATTTATTTAACTAATGGATTACCTAATATTAAAGAATTGGTAATATGTGGAAATGCTCAAAAGAAAGATAATTTAGAAAAAAGATTGGATCCAATATTGCAAAATATTATCTTAGGCTGTTTGAAGTGTGATTCTATTAATAAGATAGAAAATTGGTGTGTAGAATTGGTAAAAAATGAGGATGAATTAAAACAAAATAAAATACTGATAGATATAATGAACATTGAAAATCCTAGATGTATATACGGGATTAAAGAGGTTAAACGTGCATTTCGTTTGGGACAATTGAAACAATTAGTTATTCATTGTGATGTTTTGAAAATAAGTTTAAATAAGATAAAAGAAAAATGCGAATCTAGAGGATGTATTTTGAATATTGTTACAATTGAAAACAAACTAAGTGATAAGTTTATCAACGGCTTCGGTGGAATCGGGGGGATTAGTTGGTATACTCTCTAATTTTGTTTCAAAGTCCTTCTTAGCTTCATTATAACCCTTCTCACCGGGTGTGTAATACAATTGTGTTTTTAAATTTTTAATTTTTTGTTCGTAAAGTTTGACAAGTTTATTGCAATATTTAGTATTATAATCTTCAGAATCCAAATATAATTTGTACCACTTTATCTTTTCATCAATATCTATTGCTAAATTATTTCCATGCTTAGACAATAATAAACTTATTTCATTCAATGTTAGTTTCTTGGCATTTATTTCATATGATTTAATTAGCAACTCAAGCTGTTTGTTTATATCTTTATTTACCCCATCACCAGTACCATAGCAAGAGGCTAAATTTATCATTGCCTGAGGTGATTTTCTATCAATTGCAAGTTTGTAATAATAAATTGCTTTTTTTTTATCAACTTTTACACCCAAACCCATATCGTAATGATATCCGATATTAGTTATAAAAGATGTATGGTTTGTTGTTTTAAATGCATAATATGTGTAAACAAATGACGTTAAATAATCTTTTTTTTCGTCAAATTTTTCAATTATTAAATTTAAATCTTTTTTAGATAATTCTTCAATTTTTTGTTTAGAAGTCATTTCTAAAATAAATGAAATAACTTTTTCATCTAAATAGATAAAAAAAAAGATTATGATTTAGAATTTTTCAATTTTTGTAAATTACAAACTCCATACTGACAGATAGAACAGATCAACATCCAAAGCCACACCAGCATCTGTAAAGGCAAAGACTTGTATAGTCGTGGCAGTTGCAATCCGGGCAACGATAATTGCGGATACCAATGCTGCTTGGTTACCAGCACTTACTTGAACTGAATGAGTTGCATTTGATAGACCTGGTGCACCTGATAATGTAATCGTCCATTGACCAGTAACGCCAATATCTGCAATGCCAGAAATATTAAATCCTCCCAATACACTAGGTACTGATCCATCAAAGGTTCCCATTGAAATAATTTGGGGATATCCAGTAAAGGTTATTGATGTTAAATTAAGGGTTTCTCCTGTAAAGTTAACAGAACCGCCAGCACCAGGCATAATATTAATATCAGTAGCAACATTTGATACTATAAGTGGTAAATTTGCATTACCACTGACAGTTAAAGTTGACGAACTAATATTTCCAATATTTGTAATATTTTTTGCATTAAAATTCACATTTGTAAGTGGATTAATTAGAATATTAGAGGTAGTATTTTGAATTGTTGTAACATTTAGAGTAGTGATAGTTGCAGTCGCAATATTAGTTAAAGTACTAGCTAAGAAATCTATGGTTACACCTGTGGCACCTGTTATATTGTCAACATTAATTCTATTAGCAGTTGCTGAATCAATATTAATTAGATCATTGTTATTGAAATCAACTGTGGTTGTTGCCGAACTGATTCCAAGGTTACCAGCGGATGTAGTAATTGCTGGATTTGCAGTACCGTTGAAAGTAAGGGAATCTAAATTTGTTGCCGTACTACTATCAAAGTCAACGACAATACCACCCACTCCAATAAGAAGTGTTCCGCTAGCAGACGTAATACCGTCTGTGCCACTAGTATTTAGAAGATCGAGTGTTCCATCCATAGTTAAATTGGCAATATCGATAAGATTATTTAATGGACCCGTTACAAAATAAGGGGGAATTGCACCTACTGTAACAGTAGATCGGAAGGAAACGGAAGTTGTGGCATCTTGAGAGAAGATTTGTAAAGGACCTAATGCTCCTGTTGGAAACCCTGCTGGACCGGGAGGGGCAATAGCGGCTCCAGATGCATCAAATCCTCCAGTTACCCAGTTAGTTATTTGAAATGATTGCATTACATTACTAACATATGTCTCCGTAAAAAATGGATTCATCAAGGCTATTGGAATACCCAATACAGTTACACCGGCGCCTATACTAAATGTACCTGGTGCCACAATACTAAAATCGGCACTAGGTACACCCCATAATGAAGCATCCATTGTGATATTACAAACATCTAAATTTTCAATGTCAGCATTTGTAATAATCAATGGCTGGGGAACATCTGCAACAACTGTTTTATAATTTATATCACTGGTTCCCACAATAAACATTGGAACATCTGTTGCTCCAGCAACATGTGGAGTAGCTAGAATCAGAGAAGTATTGCTAACAATTACAGATACAACATGTTCTTCTCCACCTACAGCTGGGATACGTACTACACATCCTATAGTTAGAGAACCTAGATTCTGCATTTCTAAGAAATCAGTGAAATTTCCGGAAACAGTAGTTGTGCCAGCAGTAATAGAAACGGATTGCACGCGGTTAACATACATTAATGCACCCGAGAATGTATTAGTGGCATTTGCAGTTAAATCTAAAAGTGTGTCGTTGGTAATAGTGTTAACAGTACCACTTTCAATAAATGAACCAGTTGTTCCATCATGGAATGATATAATGTCTGTAGAAAATGTCTCGGTTGTAAAGAGAGAACCTATACCTGTAACTGGGGTAAATCCAGATGTTGCTGAGGCAGTTCCACTTAAGAGTACAGTAACTGTATTATTGATCGTTTCATTGGGTTTCTTTCCGGAAAAACCGAGGGCAAAATGTGTGTCATCAGTAATTAATACAAATTGTTTGCATTGATTACTATTACCTGTTTTAACAAATACAATTGAACCAGGATGGATATCAAGTGATTCACGTGTTCTAGTTAATACTAGAGTATCAATAGCTACAGCGGGTGGAGTTTGTAATTCCACAATTTGATAAATACCAAATAAAGATTTGGTAATATCAGTAACATCATTATCACGATATGGATGACCAAAGTAGTAATTATAGGGAGATACACCACCTGTGGGATTTGTTACAGGATCATAATTAGGAGTTGCCGGAGGTGCAGGAGGTGCATCACCCGGATTTCTTGGTGGAAATCCACTTGGTAGTCCTGGAACATTTGGAGGAAATGGTGTTGCGGTAGTAGAACCTCCACCAAATGGAATAAATGGCTCCGGTACACCAATCGCAAGACCATAAGCATTTGTTTCATCTTTAATTAAAACATATTGCCCAACTACTGTTTTCAAATTAATACCATCCATATTAACAGCGCCAGCATCTTGAATTAATATTGTGTGTCCATTACTGTCCGGTGGGAATCTTATTACTCTTGTAATCGATGGTTGTAAATCGCCGACAACTGTAGATAAATTAACTACATATAAATCATTCTTAAGGGAATTTATATTGACTGGAACAGTGGTCGGTACATAATTATCCATCTTATAATTTTAAATTAATCTACTTTTGAATTAATTATATTAATTATCCTATATTTTATTCTAATATAAATTATTCAACTTAAACACTGTTAAGGAAAGGGTTCATATTATATTTTGTTGTTGTGTAATTTGTGGATAATATTGGGGTCGCAGATTTTCATATTGCGAAAACGAAGCAAAGCTTTGCCCGTTAAATTAATTATTAATATTTAAAAAAAAATACATTAATTTGGTAATGTTTCAATTCTAAACTAAAAATATTGCTAATAGCAATTTCAATAATCCCCAGCCAGTTAATGAAATAATTGATGTGATATGATATCCTATTAGTGTAGCCACTCCTGGATTGCAGAATGTTAATACTGAATATCCTATAATAGCACTATCTTTTGCAATAACTGCTCCAGAATATACTTTTTGTGTTGTGGTTTTATTATTTCCTTGCAACCAACCATAAGTATGTGTTACCAGAGATTTTACTGGGAATAATACATGATTTAACGGATTAAGGTAGTATAAATAAGACATTTGTAATTAAAAACTTTATATTAAATACTATTTAAGTTAATTTGTCCACTGATTCTTCCACTGATTTTTCAACTGATTCTTTCACTGATTCTTCCACTGATTTTTCAACTGATTTTTCAACTGATTTATCCACTGATTCTTCCAGTGGTAATTTATCCGTAATAATTTCTCCTTTAGCAAAGTCTAAAGGCTTTTGCGTGAGGTTCTCCTTTGGAGAATGACTGGATAGTGGTAATTTTTTAGATGAGATTGGATTCTGTATGGGATCTTTTTTATCTAATGCTTGATAAAAGTTTCCGTTAAATCTAAAAGGAGCAACAAGTGTTAATGGAATTCTAACATCGGCAAATATTTGTCCTCCCATCTTTTTCCACCTATTACAAAATACTTGTTCACCAGATAGATATTGTCCATTTTCTATTTGTGATTGAAAAATACCATATAAAAACTTATTTTCTGCCTCACTACAATTTTGATTGTCTGTATATTTTGTATAACTATATTTATCAATTAGTTTCTCAAATACCTCTCGTTTAACTAACATAAAATCTGTACCCAAAAACTTTGATTCCAATTGGAAATTTGTAATATTCAAGTTATCACCAATTTCAATATTATAAATCATTGTATTGTATTGAATAAAATTTATTAATAGGGATAAACCTTTTTGAATTTGTTCCTGAGATGGTTTAGGATTTTCTTGTGCAAGGATAGTTCTTAATTCTTGAATTTTATTGAGAATTTTTGGTAATATTATATTATTCCATCTAATATTACCAACTGGACAGACTCCACCGATAATATCATTATCAAACGCTAACATTGGCTCAATAAATTGGGGTTTCCAAACCACATTTTTATTCACAAATAATATATGAGTGTAATCAGGGGTTTTTAAAAGATTAGCAACCGCAATATTTCTAGATTTATTAAAAGACACACCATTAACTACAAAATTTATATTATTTCCTATATCTTTGGTATCTAAATATTTTTGAGTCATTATAAGTGATGTTGTATATTCAACAGCACAAATATTGTCAGGTGTATGTGTGGCAATTAAAATATTAGGTTTTTTAGTTGTCATTTTGATAAATTTATAAAATATAAATATAATATATCTTTTAAATTAAAAAAGTTGACAAAAATATAACCAATATATATAAATATATTGAATTGAGATGAATTTAAATAGATATTGGAAAAATAATTTTTCACAAAGTGAAATGGAAACTTATTCATCACCTGTTAAATTTAAAATTATATTATTGGGAGAAGCATCAGTAGGTAAATCATCTCTTACTAAACGATTTTGTAATGGACATTTTAATCAATCAAACGAGTCAACTATTGGTGTTGCATTTAGACAAAAAATTATAGATATTGATGATACAAGTGTTCAATTAGAGTGTTGGGATACTGCCGGCCAAGAGAGATTTAGATCTCTAGTTCCGCTTTATTTTAAAAAATCTCACGCAATAATATTGGTATATGATGCATTTGAAGATGTTAATAGAACATATAGACAAACTTTCAAAAATTTAGGAAATAATTGGATATCTCAAATTAAGAATCATTTCCCATTTGAAACAAATGATGATCCAGTAGGATTATATTTAGTAGCAACAAAGTGTGATTTATTAGAAAATAGAGAAAGTGATATAAAACAAATAAAAAATAATTATAACAATCTTAAAGAAGAATTCAAACTAAAAAATCTTAAATTATTTATAACGTCTTCAAAAAGTGGTGAAGGTATTACAGAATTATTTACAACGATAGCTAAGGATTTACTTGAAAAAAATGATGAAACAATGTTTCACCAAAGTGTTTTCCAACTAGATTATGAGGAAGAAAATACGAAACCTAGTTGGATGGAATATTGTTGTGGAACTTAAAATCCTTGTGTATATTAAATTTAAAAAATGAATTTTTTTTTACCTATGTTTTTATATTACACTCATAATATCTCATCTTCATGTCCAGCAAGAAGAATAATAATGATACAAAAAAACGTTCTGTTTCAAATATTAAAAATGACAGACCTATGACTTGTCCTGGATGTGGTCGTGTAATAACACATTTTTCAGTGCATCCTACCTTTGGGATCACAAACTATCATCCGAATTGTCTGAAGCGTTCACAATAAAATGCTTCTTGTTCAAAGGATGAAATAACTTGAGTTTTTGATTAATTCTAATATTTCCTCCTAATGGCAAAACATTCCATCTTAGTTTGTTAAATTGAGAAATAGGCGGAGTTTTTAACATAATAAATATTTTCTCTGTGATATCTGGTAATATTGGTAATAACAAATGTGATAAAATAAATATCCCATCCAATACTGTTCTCATTATTTTGTTTTTTTTATTTTGCGGTACTTTATAATTCCAAGGTTTCTCATCAGTTAAATATTTATTCAATACATTAATCCAATGTAAAATTTCTTCAATAATTAAATCAAGTCTAAAATTATTTAATTTTCTTTCAATATTACTAATTATCATTTCCACCGAAAATAATATTTCGCTTTTTACAGCTGGTATAATTTTATCATTATACTTTACAACTAAAGAAGTTGCCCTACTAACTAAATTACCAAATTTGGATAATAATTCTGTATTATGAATATTAATTACTTTTTCATTATTCCACTTCAAATCTCCCTCATAATTGAACGAACGAATGAGATAGAATCTAATAGTACTAATAGGGAATTTACTAAAAAGCTCTTGAGGTTCAATAATATTACCTAAACTTTTACTCATTTTTATTCCATTAGAATCTGTAACAAAATTATGAACAAATATTTTTTTAGGCAACTTCATTTCTGCAGATAAAAGCATTGCTGGCCATATCACTGAATGAAACCAAAGTATGTCTTTTCCAATAATATGTATATCCACAGGCCAATCATATTCGTTAGCTGAGACATAATTGATTAAAGCATCAAACCATACATATAATGTGTAATCTTCGTCTTCTGGAACAGATATTCCCCAAGAGGAGCGGTTTTTTGGCCGAGATATGCATAAATCTGTAAGAGGTTCATTTAATCGTTGTAATATTTCCATTTTTTTACTTGGAGGATAAATGATATTATTATTTTCAAGCCATATCTTAATTTGTGATTGGTATTTACTTAATTTGAAATAATGTGTTGATTCTTTGATTTTTAATAATTTCTTACCACTAATTTTATCTATATAATCATTTTTTTTAGCTTCAATATCTGTCACAAATGATTCTTCTCTAACATTATACCATCCATTATATTCTCCTTTATAAATATCTGGTTTGCATTTTAAATAAAATTGTTTTACTCTTGATATATGTTTTTGATCTGTAGTTCTAATAAAGTAAGTGGGAAATATCATCATTTTTGTATTTAAAGTTTGGAATTGTTTAGAAAATTGATCACATATTTCTATAGGTGTTTTTTGCAATAAGTTTGCTGTTTTCTCTATTTTTTGTCCATGTTCATCTGTTCCGGTGAGAAAGTATACACTATTTTTAAAATAGCGATAGTAACGTGTGATAACATCTGCTAAAACAATTTCAAATAAATGACCAATATGTGGTGGACCATTCGTATAATTAATAGCAGTTGTAATATAAAATGTCATTTTTGTATAATACTATTTACTTAATTTTTTGATAAAAATTCAATTTTTAATAGTTAGATTTACTATCAATTTAATAATACAAACAAATAATGAATATATTATTATCAATTTTATTGATAATATCTCTAGCTTTTGCCAACACTCAATCAACAACTTTACCTAAAGTATCACTCCATTCATTAGGAAAAGGAATTGATGCCTTAGATTATTCAATTAAAAGTCAGGCTGTATTGTTTAGTTATGAACAAAAAAAGTTGAGTGATGAAGGGACACATCTTTTACCGGATTGGGGAGTTATGAGTAAACGTCCCGAGTCAGATTATAGTTTATTCTCTCAAGTAATTAATCATTGGTCTAATATAACGG